TTCACGACTAATGCGCTCTTGAAACTCTGTCGGGCTAACCATGTTAAACTGAGGCTGACCATTAAGTTCCATGAGTTCTTCAAATAGATGCACCATGTTTGCAGATGCTGGCATATTGGCAAATGCGGAATAGGCTTCATCAGACAAAGCTTTGTTTGCCCATGAATCTACACGCTCAAGACGTTGCTCGGCATACTCACCAAGGGCTTCTGACTCTACATTCCAATCAGGGCCACGCTGAGTATCCATAGCAGCATACTCATTAATCACTTGATTAAACTCATCTTGAGATAGGCCATAGTTGTGAGCCTTGCTACGAAACCAGTCCAGCATTGGATCATCGTTAGCAATGCTGTATTCCAAACCTTCTGGTGGCTGAAACTCTATTTCATAATCGCCGGGGCTAATAGGAGAAGCACTCATTGCTTCATCATTAAGCTCATTTACAATCTGCTCTCTTAGCTCATCTTTGCGCTGATAAAACTTACGCTCTAGCTCTCCATAGCTATTCGCAAGCTCTTCTGGTCTTTCAAACTTCTCAGGAAGCCAATCAGGTCTTTCGACTGATGCTTCTTGAGGTTGCTCCTGCATTCCTGATGCCTGAACCTCGACTGATGCTTCGGTTTCAACGCTTTCCGCTGCTGCTTCATTCATTTAACAATCCCACTTTCTTAAAGCTTTGTTGATACGACTGTTAGGGTCATTAGCCGTCTTTTTACTTGTAAGCTTCTTTTTCATACCCATCATACGCTTACAAAATGATCTACGTCTTGCTGCTGCCTTCGGAGACTTCTTAGCCTGTTTAGCAGACACAGGACGTTTAATGTTTTTGCCTTCTCTACGCAAAGATCTACGACCAGCTTCATTAAGACCGCCAGATTTACTCTTACCTTCTTTACGTTGCCATGCTGGTGTCTTAGCCATTACGTCCTCGCATATGTTGGTTTCTTACCACCACCAGACGGATTAGTGCGACGTTTTCTATTGGTGGCTGATTTCTTTTCAGATTTGCTCATAGAATTAGCTTTAGCTTGCGGTACACATTTGGGATACTTACGACCATCTCCCATCTTGCGACCACATGCCGGATGCTTACCATCTTTGGTAGTAGATATATCAACCCACTTTTCTTTAAACCACTTATCAAGACTCATGAGTATTTACCACCCATCTTCTTGTACTGTTGAACAAGCTGGCCTGATGCGTATGCGCTAGGCCATTTCTTGACTCTTGCCTTAACAATAGCTTTGGCTTTTGCATAAAGCTTTGGGTTAGAAGGTTTAGACATTATTCTGCTTTCCTACCAAGTTCACAACGCTTCTTCATAATAGCAACAATCCATCGACTGCCTTCTGCATGTGCTAGAGTTTCAATTCCAGCGCCAGCAGCATGGACGTTATTCGTTGAAATAGATTCCAGATATTGTAGAAAATCCCTTCCAATACCCGAGCCAAAAAGAGCGTAGGCTTTAGAATTAAGATCTTTATCGACTTCCTTAGTATATCCTCTACCGTCTGGCGAAACATTTATCTTCTCCTTCACTGCATACCCCCACCTTGTTGTGCAGCCATCAATTGCTGCATTAACTGGGCGTTTTGCTGAACTTGTTGTTGATCCGCAAGTAGCTCTTCCTTAACGCCAAACTTCATGGCTAAGTAACGAATTACTTCTTCTTGATTGTATAACGCTGGTGTTATCTCAGGGCCGAATGTACCAGCAACGGTTTGCTGGAAGCGTACAAAGTCTGCAACATCCTGTTGGTCTTGCGCTCTTAGCAATGGAGAAACAGGAACAATACGAAGCTGTCTACCGTCTACCTTTGGTAAATCAAGTAATCCCTGATCACTATAGATTTTAATGACACGCTCAACTAATGGCTGCAAAAACTCTTTCTGCATACGACCAGCAACAGCACCCATATCTCTGGCAACATCAGCAAGTCTTTCAGAAACCTCAGTAGCTGACAAAGGTGTTCTAGCATTTGGTCTAGTATCAAGCTCATCTATAAACAAAGCTTTGCGAACATTACGGCGCATGTCATCGAGTACAAGCTGTGCAACATCAAATCGACCGGGGCTTTGTAATGTTTCAATCGTAGATCCGGGGCTTCTTGGTATAAAAGTTCCAGGCTGGATAGTGATGTTGTCAGGATTAAATACACCGTCATCATCGTAAACATAAGAGCCAGCAATAGCCATCTCAGCGTTCTCAAGAATAAGCTGAACAGTAAGGTTCAATGTTTTAATAGCTGGCATAGCTTGCAAGACAGGACCACGACCCCAAACCTCAAAGCCAGACTTTGACCATCTTGTAGTAATCCAAGGAACACTACCACGACCCTTTAGAACTTGCTTCTTTAGGATATGATTGTCTGTTTCAGAAATAAGGTAATAAGTGTACTCATCCTTAAACTTATTCTTCTCATCATATATCGTGGCTTCGATAACTTTAGTTTTACGATTAGGATCACGCTTTTGAATGTTAGACATCTTTTCGCTGAACTTAACATCAGGATAACGATGCTTAATTTCAGTAATATCCATCTCGCTGTTCCAACGGAACCAGCCCGATACGCTATCTAAGTTACCAGCTAGTAGGGCAACATTTGTTGGCGGTACAGATGTAAAGTGCAAATCACCAACAAAACGACCCTCTTCAACAAGAAGGTTCATTGTACCCAAACCTAAGTCTTGGAATCCTTCGTGAAGCTCTGCGTTAAAGTTAGAGTTGCGTAAACCCTCATGCAGAAGCTCTGTAATTCTATCCAGTTCTGCAAGAAGCTGTTTGTTAATTGATTCTTTTGGAAACTCAGGGCCAGGGGCAAGCTTAAAAGCACGACCATTAGGAGGAAAGAAGCCAAGCTGCAATCTTGATGCAAACTTAGGCAATCCTACTACGGCAGTCTCATCATAAATATTTTCTGTACGTCTGGCTGCTGCTGACTCTTGGAAGAAGCTTTCTCTGTGTGGAAGAACATAATCATAGATCTCTTCCCATATATCAGACCAAGAAGACCATCTACCTTTGGCCTTCTTATAACGATTCATTACACTTTCAAGTTCTTTCTTATCGTCACCAGTGCCGGATGGAGCCGGAGATGTATCCTGATATTGTTGCATAACTATTCCCTTAATGAACCGGAAGGCTTACCCATTCGTCTGTAGCCAACAAAGCCCTTTACTTCTTCTTCTTGTAAAGATCTTTGACCGGCAAGGTTTGATGTACGAACACGATCAGCTTCTACTTTACGCAAACGCTCTTGCTCACGTTCTTTCTCAAGTCGTGCCTTTTCTTCTGCCTTTTGCTTTTCAAGCTCTGGATCAGGAGGCGGTGAAGAACTGCCAAATCCCATTTTAATCTCCTTCTACTGGTTTTAAGAAGATGTCTTTTCCACCAGATTTACGCAATTCACAATAAAGCTGATACGGCGTTAATATCCAAGGTTTGTTAATACCAGCAATATGTTTTATAAAACTAACGCAATAAAGCCAACGAGGTAAATAAATAGGGTTCTTTTTACTATCTATCTCTAAGCATGTGCAGTTAAACATCAAATCAGCAATCAGATAGTCTGCTTCTATCTCTCTTAACCACTCAAATGTAAATCTTTGTGTAGCATATTCAAACTTATACCATGTATTTAGCTCTGGATCGTAGCAAACAGCAAAAACATGCCCAAAATCCGGCCTATGCTTGGTAAATATTCTCCACATTCCTAGATTTTTGGCTTCTTTGAAGCAAATTATCCATTTCATAATGCCCTAGCATGCCCTCTTTGTGATCTAGCCAATCTATTACGGCCTTTCATACGCTCAAATGGGTTACTAGCCTTCTCAACAGTGGTGGGGGATGGTGCTGAACGACCACCGAGAATCACTCTACGACCCTCACCGCCACCTAGCATTGCATACTGCAACGCATCGTGTATATGAGAGAACCTATTCTTATTAGGCTTCTCATCATAACTCTCTCTGCCCATATGATATATTCTTTTATACTGATAACCACCTTCAAAGCCAGATATTAACGTCTGGCATGTCGGGCTTATAACAAAAGACGGATGACCATCTGTCATACGGTTAAGAACAGACTCAACAGATTCAATCCTTACCTGAGTATCGTTTGTAGGAGCCGGATATGCTGTAATGCCCGCTGCCCTCAAAATCATAAACGGAGTGTTCTCCGATGTCTGCGCCATTTGATTACCAGCCGGATCGCCAACAAACTTAAAATCTAAAGCTTCCCAGTTGTTTTTTGCGATTTCTTTCTTGAGGATGTCTGCAAATCGTCCAGCTCCCATATCCTGTCCAATGACTTCGTGGAAAACAGACCAACGCCCGAAGATCGTTTGCTGGGCGAAAATTGCCGATGGCGTCCTGCCGAAGTCAATGCCGACGATAACTTCCTTACCGACGATGGGTTCGATGGGTGACTTCGCAACGTGAGTCTCCTTCCTAAAGGTTGGATATACAGGCTTACCGTCAAGCAGAGCCTGATACTTGTTAAGAACATAAACATTAACCCATAAGGAGCTTTTGCCAAGAATAATCTTGTCATAGTAATCTGGCTGGATGTTACCTTGGTTCTCAGCTTTGGGGTTTTGAGAATAACCAATCAGGTTGCCTTCGCTGTCCCTATCTTCGGTCATCGCCCCGGGCTGCGAGTAGAAAGTCCAGTCATCAGGCTTAACGAGAAGAAGCTTTTCTTCATTAGACATGTACTCAGGAGGAGCAGCCTCGCCTGACATAATAGCCCACCAATGGGTTTCATCAGGTGAGTTCGTATCCATAATGACACCAAACCAAGTAGGGCCACCATCTCTCATCGAGGGGAAGCGACCAACACGCATAGTACACGCATCAACAATAGACTTTGGTATTTCTCTGGCTTCGTTTATCCAGATAGCGGTTAACTCAAGAGATAACAGCTTCTTTATGTCTTCTTGCTTATCCAAAGCCAAGAAAATGACTTCTGATTCAACAACGGTTTTATCTGCTAAAGAAAAATTAACATGATGTGTGTATGGTGGCGACCAGACAAATCTACCGATATCATCCGAGAACCAGTCACGCCATGTTTTGATTGTTGTGGTTTTAAGCTGTGGATTGGTATTACGAATAACTGCAAACCTAGTACGCCTTATACCACTTTGATTTGGCTTTTGCGTTACAGCTATTCTCATTAGCTCCATGCAAGAGGCCACAGATTTGCCAGAACCAACAGGCCCTCTGAGTCCCCTTACAAAAGAGCGATCTTTCATAAACGCCTTGGCTATCGGCCCCGGCGGTTTGTAATCTAACTGCATTAACCGATAAACTGTCTGCGATTAGCACCACCACTACCAGAACCAAGAGCAGCTACACTTGTACGTCTCGCAGCAGAACTTAGTTGAGTGGTAGATCCGGTTACATCTTTAGCTGGCTGGTCAGTTGCACCGCCACCAATAGGCCTGTCATTATCACCACCAGATCTCATTCTTTCGCCTACTGAAATATCACCAGCACTCATAACAATACCACGACCACCTACGCCAGTAGTTACCTTCTTACCAAGACCAACTGGATCATACTGAGAGCCTCCAGTATAGACATCACGCCCTAAAGAATTCTTGCTTACAACACCTTGAATACGACCTGTCGTATCATAAACAGCAGTACCGCCAGCACGAATTTGATCTTGAATACTAGTAGCAGTATACTTGCCTATTGCGTTTAAGGTTTGGCCAATAGGCGTCTGACCAATAAGCGTGTCTTCTGAAATCTGACCCTTTGTTGCACGATTGCTTAGATCACGATAAGCACCCTCAGTAGATGTCACAAAACGATCACCTTCTCGAGATCGACTAGCATCCGATGCAAAACCAGACTCACGAGTTCTTGAAGGTGCAGCACCAACACGACCACCACGAACAGGCTCTTGTGCCGTAGCACGAACATTCTGCTCTTTCTTGGTAAGACCTACTTGACCACGAACCGAAGCACCGCTTGGGCCTCCGCTACCACTCTCTTCACCCATAACAGTCTCCTTTGGCTTATTGGGGTTAAAAAATATTTTTAACAGAACGTATTAATTAAGTCTATTGCGTGTGTGGTTTACCCTTTTATAGAGACACGCTAGTTTTCTAAGGCCGTTCTCTATGACACACATAACCTCAATGGGGCCCCCTATTCTACTCCGAAGTTAATCTGTACCGCAGTCGTAGGAGCTTTAGGTGCATCATTGCGTAATCCTGCTCTGTCCATAAGATCTCTAGCAGCTTCAAGCCTAACGTGCTGTGAGTTACTTCCTAGCAAATCTCTCATTGTTGCCATTGCTTGTGTAGCGTCCCACCCCAATGTTCTCATAGCCAGTTCTTGTCTATATTCGATAACATGTTGTTTGTTCAGGGAATTATATGCCCAAGCCTTGTTCCTACCTAGCTTACTTGCAGCTTCTGTTGGGTTGCAACCATCATGCAAGATCATATGCACCAGATCAGCCTGTGGATCAGTTACTTTACTGTGCGTTGTTCTCAATGTCGGAGAGTGTTTCTCTATGTCTTCCATTGGTACTACACCGCTTTTGTATCTGTCTTGTTGTTCACTATTGGCTTTTGTCATATCCGTGTCCCATAACTCTACGAGAGGAGATTATACACACAACGATCGAAACCCTGTCAATACACT